TCAGATATCTAAATATATAAAAGAGATAGATGAAATTGAGCATAATGTAACTGTTGATTTTTTTGAAGATCCTGAAAGATATCAAGAATACATGGTTGTCAATTTTACAATAGCTGGGTATGAAGTTTATGCTAGTGTTAAATAGGGCAACTACTAGCTGTGTAGATGTATTTCCAATCTCTCTTTATTTTAACACCTAAGGATGTTGCTGCTATATAAATATCCTCTAAACATTCTGAGTCCGCTCCTCCAACAATTGTAACTTCTCTATCTTTTAAACTTAGTAGTAAGTTATATAGCTTTTTACTAAGATGATGCCAATTATGATTATTACCAATATATACAATGAATGTTCCTTCTTTGGTATTGAATATATCACCTTTCTTTAATGATTTTTCATCCTCCTTTTTACTAATCTCATCATATACTTCTTTATCTAAAATCTTTTTATAAAAATCCACATCAACATCATAGTTATATCTTTTTTCTATAAGTTCTTTTTGATTGGGGAAATGATAAAGGTCTTTATGAACAGGAATATCTGGATTTTCATCATATAGATAATCTTTATCTACGTTCTTACCATCAACATGATTATCAAATATTTGACAGACATTCTGAAAGTTTTTACAATACTTTTTTAATTCATTCAAATACATCTCTGTAAAAAATTTACGAAAACTGCGTTGAACATCAACTATAATAAGAGTATCAGTATTATAACTTTCAAAGGTTTTAATATATTTCATATAGAGTATATATTAAATAAAAAACCCATCAATTTCTTGATGGGTTTTTATTCATTGAATATTTTATAGATTAAAGAGGTAATTCTTCTTCACCTTCTTCAGTTTCTTCTTGTGCTTCTTCACCTTCTTCTTGTGATTGTCCCTGAGCCTGAGGTTGTGCTTGTGGTTGAGCCTGAGGTTGTGCTTGTCCCTGAGCCTGAGGTTCTTCAAATTCACCTTCCTGAGCTTCACCTTGTGGTTGAGCCTGTGGTTGAGCCTGTGGTTGAGCCTGTGGTTGAGCCTGAGGTTGAGCCTGAGGTTGAGTCTGAGCATCTCCTTCAGTTTGTACCTGAGGTTGAGTTTCATCTTGTGTTTGTACTTGACCTTGAGCACCACCCATAATTGCATTACCTGGTATTTTCTCAACGTCTAAGTTGTTTAAATTGATATACTTAACAATTTCTTCAGCAATATCAACGTCACCAAAGAATTGACGAAGGTTTTTACCAGTTGTGTCTTTTACTTTTTTGACATAAGAATTGATTAGTGATTGTGGAATATCAATCATTGTTTTAACTTTATAGATATCGTTTACTTGAAGAACAGCTTCTTTAATAATCTCTTCTCTGTTTTTTGTAACACGGTAGCTCTCAAATGTTCTGATATGCTTCATTTTTTAATTATATTTTTTATAATGTATATATTAAACAAAAAAATCGTTTTTTTCGCTTATTATTTTACAAGTAGAATAAGGAAAACTCCACCAATTAAACCTAGCACACCTGCTCCATATCCTATATTTCTTTTGATTTTTAGTGTTGTTATCTCACCTTTTAATATTTTAACTTTATCATCCATTTCTATTTTTTGCTTTTCACAATCTGTTGATAGATTAATCGCATTTGTTAATCTTTCTTGTAAATTTGCAATTTGTTTATCTTTATCTATGGAATTATCTTTATAGTTTTTTAAATCAATTTCTAATAATGTTATTGTTTTCTTTTGGTCATCAATTACTTTTATATAAGAGTTATTTAAATTCTCACAATCTATTGCTGCTTTTTCTAAAAGATCCAGTAATTCAAAATTATTATCAACTTTTTGAGCTTGTTCAATTGTCATCACAACTACTTTTTTACCCAAAGAGTCTATCTCTATTCTTGGATAGTCGATAGTTTGTGATAAGGAATTTGATATAATAAAAATATTCATAAGAATGAATATTATAAATTTCTTTATATTTGTTTTCTTCATGTTATTTTTTTAATTTTTCTTTAAGAGAGTTTATTAAATTTTGATCTTCTCTTTTTATTGGATCTTTTTTAAGTTTGTCGTATCTTTTTTTAGATTCTTCAGCTTTTTTCCTCTTATTATCAGCATCTTCTTTAGATTTTAATAATTCATTTTTAGCTTTTGTTAGATCCAATTCTAATTTTCTAATATCACCTTCTCTATCACTAATTCTTTTACTAACATTTAAGAAATCAACTTCTAACTTTTTATTTACTGTTTTAAGAGAATCTCTTGTTATTTCAATTTTTTTAATTATTTCATCAATATTTTTTATATCTTTTTTGTAACCAGATCCTTTTAGATACCACATTGATCCAAAAAATATACAACAAATTAAAAGAAATAATGTTAAAATTGAGTTAGCGTCTAATTTTATTTTCATCTTTGATTAACTTTTTTGATATATATAAAATAAAAACTGCTACTTTTAAAAAAAATTATTAACTTAGCTTTTTCAAATTAATAAATAAGATATGTATAACACTTTATATTCTTTTGACTTTGATGATACTCTTTGTCATACTATGAAACCCGAAGAGGGTGAGAAAATATGGCTTGATAAAAAAGCTACAGAATGGCCTTATAGGGGTTGGTGGTCAAAAGTTGAAACTTTAGACACTGATATATTCCCTACTCCGAAAAATGAGTGGGTTTATAAAAAATATTTAGATGCTTGTTCCGATCCTAGTTCTTATAGAATAATGGCGACTGGTAGATTGGATAAAATTCCAGGAATGAGAACCGCTGTTGAAAAAATCCTACATCAATATGATATGACTTTTGATGAAATTCATCTTAATTGGGGCAGTGATACTTTTAGATTTAAAACTTTATTATTCGAGCAACTGATTATAAAAACAGGGTGTAAACATTTTGTTATGTATGATGATAGATATGAACATTTGGTTAAATTTGAAGAATGGGCTAAAGAACAACCCTGTGCTGTAACCATTGTTGATGTTGTTAATAAAACTACTAAAACTTTTAATAAATAAAATATATAAAAATATATGGCGACAATTACTAAGAAAAAAACCAAATCAAAATCTGATGAATTACTTTCTAAACCATATCGTTTAGATTTACACAATGATGACTATAACTCATTTGACCATGTTATTAGTTGTTTAATGAAAGTTTGTAATCATGAATTTGAACAAGCAAACCAATGTGCTCATCTCGTTCACTTTAGAGGTAAGTGTGATGTTAAATATGGTGATCTAGAAACTATATCTGGTATGAAGAATAAACTTCAAAGCTCTGGATTATCAGTTACTATGGAATCTAACGGTTAAACCAATTCCCACCTGTTATACCACCTTTCTTTATAGATTTTGTTTGATTTTTGACTCTTAAAAAAGATCCATAATCAACTCCTTCTACGAAGTCAATGCTATTTAGACATTCGTTGATGAACTTTAAAATTTCTTTATCGGTAAAACTGTTTGCCCATTCATCAACCATTTCTCTAAATTCATTTTTTTGAAATATGCTTGTTGTATTAACAATGGTCATTACACAATCATCATGTCCAACATCGGCTGCGTATCTTGTATTACCAGCTGTTGTTGTGTGTTTAACAAATGTTGTTATTTCTCTTATTGTATCTTCATTATTTATTGCAAATCCTTTTGATAACATTAAATCTTGGTAGTCTTTAACTAACATATTTTTATTCTCACCTATTTTAAGACCTATTTTCTCTTCACTTGAATCCGATCTGTGTTTGTATCTAAAGAACACGGAAGATCCATAATCATTATTTCCATCAAAAACATGTGGCATTTCAGCTAATAGTGTATTTCCGTAATTATTTAACTCTAATACGACTTTTACATTTTCAGGATTTAAGTATTCAAAAACCAATAAGTATAATAGTTCTGATAGTTGTTTTACTGATACTATATTACTTCTAAAAAGACCAATTTGTTCTAACCTAAAGAAATCAACCATTGATTTATAAGAAGCTTTTTGGGAATCTATTAAATCTTTGGATTTATTTGTTATTTTAAAAATATTTATCACTGAGTAATCTTGTCCAAGTCCTTCTGCTATATCGACAGAGATTATTATCTTATAATCCTTTCTTTTTATTGGTATGAATAGATTATCATCATCCACCCATTTTAGATCTGAGTAACTAAATTTAATTTTTCTATCAAATTCTTGTATTTCCTCGTGTATATAGTTTTTCTTACTCTTTAATAACTCATCAATTATAGCTTCGTTTAATAATGATTTACTAGCATTGATAAATCTTAATCCATATTCTTGATTAAAAGCATCTTCACCACCAATATCTTTAATAGCCTCTTCTTTCCAAGTTGTTACTTCCGATACAGCTCTTATGGGAATTTCAAGTCCTTTAGAATCCTCAATAAATAGAGATTTAACCTCATCATCTGTACAAAATTCATTATTATATATTTCAATTATATCTTTTAGTAAATCAGAGTTATACCCCATTTCAACTTTTGTTTTATCTCCCCATTTGTCCTTACATACTTTTAATATATCCTCTTTTGTTAGACCATGTTCATATAATTTATGATTGTTTAATCTAAGATAGGTGACAAATCGACCAGGTACTTGATACCAATAAACCCTCATCGCTTTGTAGTTATTCTTTTGTGGGTCTCCATCAGGTCTCTCACCATCACTTAATAGTTTGTGAAATAAGTTCATACCATTTGGTGTTGATGTTATGATAATTTTAGAATTAAGAACGGCTGCTGTAGTTGGAAAAGCAGCTGTATAGTAAGGTTCTATTATATTGGATGGAATGTGTGCAAACTCATCTAAGTAAAGAACGTCAATAGTAAAACCAATTGCTGGTGTCTTTGTCCTAGCGGATGTTTTAATTCTACAACCATTTTCGAATGTTAATGACTTTTGGTTCCAAGTTTTAATACCTGGTTTTAAGAAGAAAGGTAATAGACCATAAATAGATTTAATTTTATCTACGATTTCAACAGCTGTATCTCCTTTATTGGCAACAATCATTATATTCTTATCATTATCGAATAATATTTTATGTAACATGAAAATAGCCGATGAGATTGTATTATGTGATAAAATACCATTTGTATAAAATCTATGATTTGGGTGGTCAACCGTTAGATCAAACATGGATGACTTAAATTTTTTCGAATTTAAAAAAATAACCTCTTGTAATCCATTTTCAGTTTGTATTAAATCACCAATTTTTAAATATTTTGTAAATACTTCTTTAAAATCTTTATCAAATAGTATGTGATTATCCGCACATAATAATTCAAAATCTTTAGTCCTGACCATATAATGTCTGTATGGTTGTGTGATATGTATATCGGTCGCTGAGTGATAACCAGTATCAGTTTTAACTTTTAAATCGAATAACGAAATTGAATTTAATATCTTTTTGGATATATCATCTTCGTCAAGTGATATTTTTCTATATTCGTATTTCTCTATTATCTCTATTAATTTCTTAATATTTCTTATTAAGAACTTTTTAAAAAAATTAAACATTTTTCAATTGTTTTGTTTTTTGTATAAAATTAACCACTTTTAAAATAGTTAATTCTTTATTTTCATTATATTCTTTTTCACTTATGTGTAATACACTATACCCTGAATCTATAATATTTTCGTCTCGTCTCATCTCTCTCTCTTTATTTTCGGTTGTATCTCTGTGATAATAAGTTCCATCAAACTCTAAAATTAAATTTAGACTAGGTATAAAAAAGTCCGGTAGTATATATGATTTGTTTAACTTCAATCTATATTCATAGTTATTCTTACTTTCATGTATATTATTATTTTTATCAAGTTTTGCAAAATAAACTTTATCAAAAAACCCAACATTTAGTAGTTCTTTATATATTGATATAAACATTTCTTGACTTATTTTACTATAATTAACTTTTTGATAATTTTTTAACCATTTTTCTTGTCTATCCATCCACTTTTTATGACCATCATCATTTCCATATTTTTGAATACACTTTCTAAGTGAGAATGTGGTTTGTCTTTCTTTGAGAAGCTTCTCAGACTCATTAATTGAATAACCTTTATTTACATAGTATTGTAATGTTGTATCTGAAATTCTATCTTTAATTGCCAGTTTGGCAAAAGTACTTATATGTTCTTCAACATTTTCTATTCCATCATATTTTATAAAATCTTTTGAAAATGGGCTTCTACTTCTCCTATCAGACTCACTAGTGTTACTTTTATGATTTGGATTTTTATTACCCTTTATTTTTTCAGAGAACATTTTTTTATACCTTTCTTCTTTCATATGCTTACCACTATTAATTGTAGTTTTTTCTCTATCACACAATGCCATTATTGGGGCACCAGGGAAAAGATTTTTATATTCAACAGTTGTCATATTATTATGTGCAAATTTTAAATGCTTACCATATATTCTTTTACATTGATCTCCACATATTCTACAGGTAACCGCTTCATTATTATCATTAATTTCCATATAAATAAATAATTTATTTTTTTTATATATTAAAAATTCATGGCTACCTATCAAATTGGTTATATGTTTTCTAAAAAGTATAAACAGTCTTGTAGTTTTACTTTAAATTTTTCTAATAAAGTTAAACTTCTTTCCTTTGATAACATATAGTAATATAACTTTCCAATACGAAAATCAATCTGAATACCATCCTTTTCAATACTACATAGAGTATTGAATGAAAAACACTTACCCACCTGTCTTGAAGCCATTAATATATTAAATCTGTTATTTACAAAGTTATCAAGTATTTCTTTTTGATAGTCTCTTAGAAAGATATTACCGACACTACCATCTTCTCTTTTCACCTTACAGTATTTTTCTACAAAATAATGAACATCTAATGCACATCTGACATATTCTTGTTGTTCATCAGATGTCATTTTAAATACTACACCTGACCTTCTCAGACCTATTTCATTTTTTAACCAAGGATTTTGGTATCGTTTAACAACAATACCATCATTTATTTTGTCGGTTGCTTCATCTACTAATTTGGTAGTAAAGACCATTTGTTTTTCTAATATCTCTGCCACTGGAAAGAATAATTTTTTATATATATTGTAAAAAACCACCTCTATGTCAAAATCAGAAAAGGATAGAAATAGATTACAAGATGAATTTGATCAAATTCAATCAGAAGGAGGAGAATTTGATATCTCCAAACACTTAGCAACCGCAGAGGATTTACCTGATTTAGGTGAAATAGAGATATATGACTATGATTCGGATTTAACGGTATCTGGTCAACAATCAATGGATGTTTTAGAATCATTAGTTGATTTATTTTTAAGTGATGTGCCTCAGTTAAAAGAACACCCTTATATTAAAAATAAGATGAAAGAAGATGCTATGGTTTATGCAGAGGCTATATTTCTTTCTAAAATGACTAGAAAAAACTTTCTTTCTCAGTTAAGACAAATTGATAATGGTGATAATTCGGCTAGAATGCATGAAGTTGTAAATCAAACTATTGGTCAAATGAGAGAAAATGGTAAATTTTTATCTGGACAAAGAACTGAATTAGAGAAGTTTTACAAAACTTTGAGAAGAGATTTGGGTTATAATGAAATTGAAAATCCCGATGTTCAAAAGGCTTCTGAGCAACAATCATCAGAAGATGGTGATATAATGGATAGTCGTAAACTTAATGAACTAATTAAAAATGCTATGATTAGTAAGGATAATGATAAAAAGAAGGATTAAAATTTATTAATAAATCTTTCGAATGTTTTAATAATTCTGTCTAATACTAAATCTACTTTTGTCATTGAAAATGGATTTACTTTATTAAAAGTTACTTCATTTATTATTATACTTGGGCTTTTTTCTTCTATTAATGATTTAACCTTTTCTTTAACATTAGATTCGCTATTATCATAAAGGAATTTTAATATATCATTTGATTTTTTACAAAGTTGAATAGTTGTTTTCTCATCATCATAGAAAAATATCTCATCATATTGATTAATTTCCTCATCTGTAAATTTAACATCATCCGTTTTTAATCCAAAAGCATGTTGTAATAATAATCTTATTTTTCTGTGTGATATTTTATCTCCGTCTCTGTTATAAAAAGTTTCTGAGAAATAATAATACTTTTTAACTTTAAGTCCAAGTTCTAAAAGAAAGTCTTCTAATTTTGATATTTGATATTCATAATTCTTTTCAGTATTTTTAGAACAAATTATATAAATATCATCATTTGAATTTTTTAAACTTAAAAAGTGATCTTCCCATATTTTATAATCTAAACTGTTTATAACCTCTGGGTTCATGAATTCTTGCATAGAGAAACTAATATCTGTTATGTTGACATTTAGTTTTTTACATTGGATTTTTATCTTTTCCAATAAATCACTTGATATCCAATAATCTTTTCTAGATATTGTTAATAATTCACCATTGTTTTTAAATACACCTTTTTTAATTAAATTAAAATCGGATTGACTTATTTTAACAATAGGTTGGTTAGGTTTGGTTTTAGAAACTAACCAAACTTGACTATTCATTGTTATTGCTGAGTTTATATCGAAAAAATGAGCATTCATTATTTATAATTAGTTACTTTGTATGTTATTTGGTGTGGTCTATTATTATCCCATCTGTCACCTTCGTATGTTTTATCCTTCCATTCGACACCGCCACTTAACTCTGTTGCAAAACTTTTACATTTTTTACATTGTTTTGGTGGTTCTAAACCATCCTCTGTTTTTACAAAGTCATTTTCTGTATATGAATATTGACCTTTACACCAAGGATTTTGACATATTGAATTAAATATTTCCATGTAGTATATATAAAATAAAAAACCCATCATTTAGATGGGTTTATTTAATTTATTTTATGTATGATTTACTAACTGCAAAATCATATAATGTTGGTAGATTTAGATATCTATTAAATCCATCCTTTATATCCTTAAGGCTTTTAGACCTTTTTATAATATTAATAATTAATATTCCAAATTCCTCTTGAAAATCTAGATAACAATCACACCATGGTCTGTTATAATTTTCTAAAGATTTCCACTCTGTGTGTCCACCTGTTAACCAGAATAAACTTTTTTCTGGTGTTATTTCAGATTGATTTATTATTTCTAAATTCCATGCTTCGCTTTTTGTGTCACATAATTTCATCATTATAGATACTCCTTCAGCTACATCTGAGGTTATTTCATTTCCTATTTCAAAAAAATATTCTTCTCCGTTTTTACTAATTTTAATTTTTTCGTCAGAAAATACCAAATTTGATATCTCTGATTCTGTAAATAATCTTTTCTTTTTCATAGTTTAAAATTATTTTTTCTTTTTTACTCATTTACACACTCCCAATGCCCCCAAAATATCCATCTTCCCATATTCCATTTTCCCATTTTCCGTAGAATCCACCATTTTTAAAAATGCCATATTTCCAATTACCGGTCATGTAAATTCCTTCGTGCCAGATTAGTGTGTTATTTTTTATTTCAATTATTGCCCCATCAACCTCAGAGTCGATAAGCCAATAAAATTTTTCAGATTCTAGTATTTGTAAGATTTGTTTTTTATTTGTATAAGATTTTTCATTATACCTAAGTTCTATAACATCCATTTTTTTATTATTAGTTTATAAAATTATATATTTATACTTTTTATTAATAAAGTTCCTAAATAATGGATTTTTTAATAAAATTTAAAAAAAATTTAAAAAAAATAGATTTAAAATAAAAAAACCGGATAAATACCCGGTTTTTTATTATTTGTTAGATTCTTTATCTAAGAATTCTTTTTCATCATCTGTCAAAGACATTATTCCATAATCTGTTATCTTCTCTAATAGAGAATCGATTGACAGTTCTTTAGATTTTGATTTCTTTGTTTTTACTGTTGGTTTTATATCTAAAAGGTCTTTTTTGTGTTCATCACTAAATATAATCTCTGATTTATTCTTTTTAGTGGTGTGTGCTAAAAGTTTACCTTCTGGAGATATCCAGATTTTATCATCACCTAACTCTTTGCATTTAATTAAAGCACTAAAGTTAAGATTCAATAACTTTGATATCTCGTTTATCTTTTGGTGGTTATATTTACTAAGTTCTATGCAGATAATGTTTTTCATAATTTCTTTTATTTATACAAATATAAAATAAATATTACTATTATACAATTTATTTAGACTCTTTATCTAAAAATTCTTTTTCATCTTTTGTTAAAGACTCCATTCCGTACTTTGTTATTTTTTCTAATATAGAATCAATAGAAAGAAATTTTAATTTTTTTGGAAGTTCAAAAGGTTTAATATCTAAAAACATTTTTTTATAATCATCACCGAAGTATAATACATCTTCACCACCTTCGATAAAAGTGAATGAGACAAGTTCTTCGGTATCTAAAGAAATCCATATTTTAACAGCTTCTAATCTTTTAAAATTATTCAAATCGACTCTTTTAAGATTTAAATCTTTATTCATTTTAGAAAGCTCATCTTGATTGTATTTACTAATTTCTATACAGATAATGTTTTTCATAATGTTTTTTTATTTATACAAATATACAATAAATATTACTATTATACAATTTTAATCTTAATTATTTTAATCTTTATTAAATAACTTTTACAAATATAAGGAAAAAACGGAAGATGGGAAATAATATATACAAAAAAATAATATTCTTTGATGAAATATTTAAACTCTAGAAATAACTATCTAATGTCTCTAAATGATAAAAGACAGGCAAAAGTAAATAAAAATTTAGAACATATAGAAAACAGACTTATTTTGGAAACTGGTCAAATGACTGGGTCTGGTGTAATGGGTAATGAGATCAGATGGGGTGACTGTTTATTAGGTAGATTGATACATTCTTTGATAAGAAAAGGAAAAGTAGGAGTTGGTTTAATTAGAATTAATGATGTTATAAAAAGGCTGAGAGCAGCACTTGATGAAATACTATTAGAATCTGGTGTTGTTAATCTGGTTGATGTTGATAAAAAACAATATGCTAAAGCTCTTGTTTCTGAATTCTTATACGTTTTAAGAACATCTGTTTTAAATTATGATACAGAGGATGCTGTTGATGAATATGATACTATAGATGAGATAAAAAGTCTTACTGATAGTACTATATTACAAGTAGAGAGAATTGAAGATTTAGAAGGTAAAAATGAACTTATTTTACAATTGGAAAACTGGAAGAAATTCTTAGCTCCTCTAAAAGAAGATAAAAAAGAACCTGAGGTTAAACCTGAGAAAAAAACTGAAGAAAAACCTGTTGAAGGTGAATCTGAGCCTGGTAAAGAAGAAGTTAAAAAAGATTGGAAGGGAGAAGCTGCTAATAAAAAAGCTTTAGAGGATAAAGTAAATTCTATATATTTTGAAAATTTCAAAAGTGTTGCTAGATTATTCCTTCTTATGAAGAAGGCTCAGGATTTGAAAGCGGAAGAGTTTAAAAAATCCGAAGCTGATAAAAAAA